CAGCATAAGAGAAGTCCTGATAGTAGTAAGAGTCTTGAATCTTTTGAATAATTTCGGAAGGTTTACCAACATCATCAATAAATTGTCCTGTAGTTTTGGTGATAGGTCCAATTTCAAGAACACCTTTAGCGATATTAAGATCACTAATAACACCAGAAGACTTAGAAATAACACCAGTTATACTTTCACCTTTAGTAAACGTATTATCATAATTTACAATTTTAAGAATTCTAGGACCAATCTGCCATCCTTCATTAGTAGACACATATCCAGTAGCAGTTGCTGTATCTAAAGAACTACCTTGATATACAAGTTCACCCTCTAAGAAAGTTGATGTAATAACATTCGCATCTGCTGTAGCACCAAAAGCTTTGGTTAATACTTGCTGTCTACCAGTACCAGCGTTTACAAAGGCAAGACCATCACCCAACTCAGCATTTGCTGCAGTAATCGCCAACTTCATTTGATCAGGTTCTAGAGAGTTAGCAGTACCAGTAATAGCATAATACGTTGTATTTCCATTCAATCTACCAGTAGCACCTGAAGATAATGGGAATTCTATACCCTCTCCAGTATCAACTACATTTAAATTGACCTCAGAACCATTTACGATTCCATGAGGGAATGCAAATTGTAGAAGACCCAAGTCAAGGTTAACAACATAGTTAAATGAAGATCTAAGTTCGACTGTAGGTGAAGAAGAATATCCAGCACCAGGATCTTTAATGATAATACTTTCAATTCTTCCATTTCTAATAGTTGCTTCCGCAATAGCACCAGATCCACCACCACCAGTTAAAATAACTGTAGGTGCTTGAGAATATCCAGAACCAGGATCAGTAACGGTAATACTATCAAGAATACTTGTAGAAGTTAACTGAGCATTAATTGGGAATGTAATTTCAGGACGAAGTGTGTAATCATGAGTATAATCATAACCAAAGTTATTGTTCTTAAGTTTCTTAATCTTACCAACATTTGTTCCTTTTGCGAAAATTACCGCACCAGTACCAAATGCAGGAATGACTACGTTAATAACTGCTCCAGATCCAGTTAAACCAGATCCAAGAATACCCTCAATAGCTTCAATATCAATAGATGCAGTAGTATATCCTTTACCTGGAGATGTGATGTCTACAACTTGAATTTGACCAGGAATAGTCGTACCTTCTTCATCTTGCCCATCAGCAACAGTAATTTGAACAAATCCACCTTCACCATCTCCAGAAATAGGAACAGAATTATATACACCTGGAGCATACTCAGTTCCTGGTTCTTCAATTTCAATTCTTTCAATTTTTCTAGAAGATTGAATTCCTGTTACAATAGGTAATTTAGAATAGAATCCACCTGAATTAATTAATCTAATATCACCGATTGCACCAACAGCTTTCTTGGAACTTGTTGTATAGGTAGTTGTTATAATATTTGCATTACCCTCAGGTTCATTAGATAAGAGGAATTTGAAGATGTTTGGTCCTTGAGTAATAGTACCACCAGCAACTGATGTAATATTAAATGTTCCCAAATATGGAGAATCAACAATATCCAAATAACTATTACTATCGATAGGTGAATCAGTCCCTGTTCTAGATGGATCAAAATAATAGGAAATATTTGTAACAATACCTTTATCAACCTTTAACTTAATAGTTGGATTTGGTTGTCCTTGACCAGTAACACCAGGAGTTCCAACTCTTTCAATAGAGTTGAATGAATATTCCAATTTATACAAATTATCTCTAGAGAAAGATAAATTTGTTCCTACCATAGAAGAGTGAGAAACATCAAACAAATATTGATGCCCATAGTACATCTTCAGAACTGGAGACTTAGCAAAAATATTAACATTTCCAGCAGTAATAGCTGGATCTGTTTGAGCTACAGCATCTAATTTATATGTAAATTCTTTATTACTTACAACAGTGTTAATAACAAAAGATCCATCATATTCATCATATGCCGATCCACCAAATTCTTGAGTAGGATTACCATCAATATTAATATTATCACCAACAGAGAAATAATGTCTATCTGAAGTAATTACATAAACTTCATCTGTATTTGATACTGCAGTTACTTGAAGAATTTTATCAAGTGTAGAGATCAGTGTTATCTTAGTTACACCAGTTAAATTAGTAATTTGTGCTGTTGATTTAGCAGTATTGAAAGAAATATCACTATCAGTAATATCAACTACAGATCCAGGAATAAAAGAGGAAGTACCAGATATTTCAACAATTTTTACTTTATAATGTTCAGTAGAAAATGGTTTAAATGTAGCAAATTCATCAAGGTTTCCATTACCAGTAGTAGCAGCAGTTGTATCTAAATTGTAATCAGCAAGATCAAAATCAAATGTTCCAGGTGTAGTATTAATTTTATCAATAAAATTATAATCTGTAATAACATTAACATCATAAGGAATTGGTCCTACAATTCCATAACTACTAGATTCATCAAATTGTGCTGTAGACAAACGACCTGTATTTAAATCATTTGACCAAGCATTATTATTTACAGCTAGATAAACTTTATTATTAGTAGTATCTTCTCTTAAAACATAACCACTATTAACAAACGAACCATTAGTATTGTTTAAAACAAGTTTCGATCCAATAGTAATATTAAAGTCTTGATTGAGTGTAAGTTCTTGGATATTATCAATTTTCAGAGTATTCGTCGTTTTCATGTAATAACGATTATTAATCTCTGCAGAAATCTTAAGTTTCTTAGATCCAGGAGAAGGTACTGTTGCTGTTCTAGAACTCCATTCATCATTGGTATATGCAAGAGATTCAGTATTCTCTGTCATATTAATTGTAGCATCTTCAAAATCAAGACCTTGAAGACCAGTACTTCCAAGAGCGAATGTTGTATTAGTTACGGTTAAAGTTGCTCCTGTAACTGGTGTAATTGCAGTTCTAACAAATCCAATTTGGGTATTAGTTTGTAAACCTTTATCCCCAAGTCTATCAGAATCGGAATCTTTATCAGATTTTAATCCAAAACCAACATAATCAATATAATCATATCTCTCAAGATAATTCGTAAACCAAGCATCATCTGTCCAATCATATGCTAACGCATAAGATGCTATAGGTGGAAGAGTAGTTACATCAGAAGGAACTGTAGGAGTTACTGCACGGTTCCTTAAACGAAGATTATCAATATATCCTTGGAACTGCTCATTCTTACGGAATTGAGCACCAGTACCACCTTTACCAGGAATATTACCAATATGAATATCTTTACTACCAAGTGATGTGTTTGCAATACTACCAGTTAAAACAGAAATACCATTTACATATACAGTAAAGACATTAGCATCTTTTTTAACTGCAATGAACTGCCAAGAATTATCGGCATACATTGTTGTAAGTGTAGATTGAAGAGCACCACCAGCAGAATTAATTGCTGTTGCACTATTTGTAACTACTAATTCTAATTTACCACTCGAATCATCATAATACAACCAAAGACCACCAGTAGGATCTGTTGCATCACCAATATTCAATAAAGTATATTGAGTTTGACTATGTGACTGATATTCAGATCCATTTTTATAAAGCATGAACTCAAGAGTCCAACTATCATTTAATATTGTTCCTAAATTTGCTGCAGGGATCTTAATAGCAGCATTTTCCCAAGTACTAGGAGATGCAGTTTGATATCCTTGAATAAATGCATAATCTGCAAGGAATCTTACCGAATCACCTGCTTGGAGAATAGTTGGAGTATAATGACCAGTAATATCTGTAGTTTGATTACCACCTGTAGTAAAATCAAACAGGAATTCATTTCTGTTCCATTGTGTTTGACCAAATATGTAAGGATCTCCAGAATTGTCTACAGTGATTGCATTAGCAGTAATACCTTCAATATTCTTTTGATTAAACGCAGTATTAGTATGCTTTTTAAGTTTACCATCATAACTAATTTTTACAGTATCAACTGTCTTTAAATTAGTCGTAGTATTGGTTTTAGTAAAGGCAATATTTAAATCACCGAAAATATCAATGGTGCTTCTAGAAGCAAGTTCAATACTATCACCTGCGGGAACTGAATAACGATAATTCCAAATCAAATCACCAGAGGTATCAATTTTACCAACCCAGAAACCATCTCTAATAGTATTATCACTTTTTAGAGCAAGAGTTGATGTGATATAAAACTCATCAAATTCATCAACAACTAAACTGGTATCTCTAAAGGAATATGCAGCATTATCAATTTCTTTAATCCACTCAATTGTAATTTCAGAAGTACCAATAAGTGCCTTACCAAAAGCAAGTTTTGAATCTGCTGCACCGTCAGTAGCAGAAGTTTCCATAATGAAATACACTGCATCACTAAGAACAATCAGATCAGTAATTTTTTCCGATCCAGAAGCAGATGCTAGTTTTCTTTTTGCAGCAAAACTTCCTGCAGAATCAATAGATGCTATAAATGCATCTTGAGGATTAGAAGAGTTGGTATTAGTATAACCACCAATAATATATCGAGTATCAGAATATTTCTTAATCGTCGTGATATTATCAGATCTAGTTGAACCAGAAATACCTGCATACCCCTTTTGGAAACTAAGCGTTGCACTTAATCCATCAGCTGCTTGAACATACTTACAAAGTATAATATCTGGATTATATGCATTAAGTGAAATTATATTTGGTTTATTTTGACCAACTACCCAAACATTATTACCACTAACATCTAATTTTATAAATTCAGTATAATTAACTCCAGCAGTACTTTCAATAGTTTTTTCCCATTCTTTAACACCAAGTTCAGAGAACTTAGCAACAAATGCAACTTCAAGACCACCTGCATCAAGAGTTTTTCCACAGAAGAATACTTCTTTTAGATCGTTTACAACTACATCATTAATCTTAACATAATTTTCATGACGAACTAAAGAAACATAATAATCAGCTCTCTTAAACACCTGTGGATGAGAAAGAATAACACGAGGGTTCTTAGTATATCCAGAACCAGAGTTTATAATATCAACAACGTTAATTGCACCAGTAGGAGTTACATTTGCTCTCAATTCACCAGATTGTCCATCACCATCAATAACAATAGTGGGAGGAATTTCAGAATCATATCCAGATCCTGCTTGATCAATCGTAATTTGTTCAATACCTTTAAATTGTCTAACAACAAATGTTTTATTGGTTGCATCCATTACAGGAGTGTAATCAATAAAAACAGAATCTCCAGGAACTATGTTATGAGGATTAGATGTTGTTAGGACACCATAAAATTTATCTTCAACCGTTTCAAAAGTATACGCACTTACAGGTTCACCTGTAATTTTAGAAATCCTAGCAGATACACCACTACCATCAGTGTCAGTATTATCAAAGACAAGAATATCATCAACCTGATAACTCGTACCAGAATCTTCAATAGTAAATCCAGTTACTGAAGCATCTTCAAACTTTGTTGTAGTTTCAACTTCAATATCAACCTTTGAATCAAATTTAACTTTAGGGAAATAATCAAATAACTGAAGAGGAGATTCTTCAAATAGTTGATCAGGATCATCAGTTTCTTCTTGAGATATTACACCATCTTTATTTTCATCTTCGACATCAAAAAGTAAAATATCACCATCTTCCGTTGTTATTGCATTTGTAGATTGATTAGGAGCTCTCTCAACATCAATATCAACGTTTTCATATGGATCACGATATCTCACAACTCCAGTAGGAATATTTTGTTGAATAGCATCCTTATTCAAATTCCAAGAATCTACAATAGAATTGAAGGTTGGTCCTAAAACATAAGGAAATTCTGCTAATCCTGCATCACTATTATCAATAGTAATGAAATAACAATATCTTCCACTTGGAAAATCTGGAGTTTTACAAAAACGACCATTATATTGATCTAAATCTCCAAGTCCAAAAGAATATTCATAATCTTCAATAAATTTTCCTGCAGGTTCTTCAGAAAGTAAAGGACCAGCAGTTCTAACTGGTATTGGATTAGTACTTGCATCAAAAACTAAATTTGTTTTAAGTTTAAAAGACGTATTTAATTTTGCAATTGTAGATGACTGATCTGTAGGATCTGAATACCCATATGGACCATAGATAGGATTTCCATCAAATGCCCAACCAATAATAGGAGAGTGTTCTAATTGATCCTCTTGCTCAAGAATATTTCCTGTGCCAACTTGCTCAAAAAGATTATCACCAAGGATATATCTCAATCTTTGTGGATTTGAAATATGTGCATATTCACCACCATATTGATTATTATATCCAGCAAATACAGAACCTTTAGCAGCATCTACTGTTGTAGTTTCTTGAAGATTATAAGTCCACTTAAATACATTAGGAGTAAAGGTTGCATTAGATCCAACAGAGGTCAGATTAATAACTGTTGTTCCTTGAATATAATTAATACCTCTATTAATAATCTCAACACTTGTTACTCTACCAGCATTTTCTCCGTCAAGATCGATATTAGCACGAGCAACTGCACCAAATCCATCACCCTGAATAGTTACTTCTGGTGCAGTTGTATACCCACTACCTGCAGAAATAATTGCAATAGAAATAATTCTACCATTATTTACAATAGCTTGTGCAACAGCACCAGAACCTGAATTAAGACTAACTGTAGGATTAGATGTATATGATTCACCACCACTGGTTATAGCAACAGATTTAACTGGACCTCTTACCGAAGCAGTAGCAGTAGCACCATTTCCACCACCACCAACAATTGTAATAGATGGTTGAGAAGTATATCCAGTTCCATTTGTATTCATAAGAATACTGGAGACAACACCTTTAGTAACAATAGCAGTTGCTGCAGCACCAGATCCGCCACCACCAACAATTGAAACAAGAGGTGAAGAGGTATAACCACTACCACCATCAGTAACAACAATTTCTGTGATAGAACCATTAACAGTTACAGCAGCAGTGGCACCAGTGCCTGATCCACCAGTAATCTCAATATTTGGAGGGTTTGAAGCATCATAATCGGAACCAGCATTTGTAATATCAATAGAGGTAACTGGTCCAAAAGTTTTTGTAACATCTGACTTATATGACCAAACAGATGTTCCATTAATCCAAGTACCAATAGCACCAGGAGTAATGTCATTTTTAACAGAAATAGTCTCAGGATTTAATGGAAATCTATTAAGTTTACGTTGGTTTCCTGGTAAAAGTGCTGATCCTGGAAAAGGACCAATTGAATAATTAGGAATACCAGTAGATGCAACATAAACATAATCGTTACTAAAGAACGAGTTTTGAATATTTGTTGTATATGGACCAATAGAATTTAAAACAGCAGTATTATCAGATTTACCTTTGTTAAGGTCGACTGAAACCAAAATGTTTCCTTGAGGAACAACTTCTGCTGGTTGAGGAAGTTGATATTGGAAAACAAGAGCATTATCTCTAGATCTTACTAAAAATGTTCCATTAAACAAAATTGGATTTGCACCATAAAGTGTTACCTGATCTCCAACTAAAAGTCCATGATTATTCTTACAAGTAACCGTAGCAAATTGATTATTAACACCACCGTAAGTAATACTTTCTACTTCAATAAGTTTTTTAACATTATACAACCAAGTTGTTAATTCTGGAGCAACGGAAGTACCACCTAGTTTAGATACAGTAAGTTTATCACCCTTTAGATAGTATGAACCAGTATCTGTTAAACTAGTTTGTTGGGCATCAACAATACCAACAATACTTAAAACTACTTCTTGTGCAGTTCCCTTATTTACATAAACAAGAAGATTAGATGTGACTTCAGTTGCAGAATCCCAATCTTCTACAATGTTATTAACAGAACGAGTACATTCGATAAACTGGTTAAGAGACTTTTCTTTATATTGAATTAATTCTGAATCTCCAATTAAAAATTCACCATTTCTTTCTGGCCAACCAATAGTTGAGTCTACAGTGATAATACTATCAGTTGTATCAAGAGGTTCTGCAAGTTTTGTTTTGTAAGGAACTATAAATGTTCCATCAATAGTTTCTTCAGAAAGAACAAGTTCAAAAAGTTCAACATCTGATGTTTTAATAGAAATATAATTTTCAATTAAAGCACTAGCGTTCCCAATATTAGCATCAGCAATACTCAACTCTTGAGTCAATAATCCATCTTTAATATTCGTAGGATCACCACTTACTAATGTAGCACGAAGAATTGTATCAATAGACCAAGTTGCATTAGAAGGTTTAATAATCTGATCTTTTGGATAAGATACAGTTACTTGCTCACCATAAAGAAGTTTGAAGAGATATGCAATACTGAAAGAAGTTCCCTTTGTAGAATAAAAATCTTTTACAGATTTAATAGCATTTCTAACGTCAATTTTACTATAATCAAGTTCTGGAACATCAGGAAGGAATTGTTCAGTATATTTGTCTAAAAGTCTCTTAACAAAAAGAGCATCAAGACATTTAACTTCTGCATCTTCAGCAGCAACTGCTGCTGTAGTATTATTTGAAAATACTGCATTTCCAGATGCAGTATACTCTACAATACCACTAACTGCTCTTGCACAACCCTCAAATTTTGCTTTACTATACCCAGTTCCCTGTTTAGAGACTGTAAAACCAGTAACTTCATTTAATCCAATCTGAACAGAAGATCTTGCTTCTGGAGGATTTTGAATAATGACTTGGGGAGGATTTGAAGAAGAATATCCACTACCAAAATTACTAATATTAATATCGGTAATTTTTCCATTAAATACAGAAGCTGTAGCAACTGCTCCAGTTCCACCATCTTCTCTACTATCTACAATATAAACTGATGGAACATCATCATATCCCAAACCACCACTTAAAAGTTCAATAGAAGTAATTCTACCATTAGAATCAACTACAGTTTCTAAAATTTGAGCAGATGTTGGATCAATAATTGCAATTCGAGGAGTAGTTAGATATCCTTGACCACCATTATCAATAACAATTGAAGTAACCTTACCATCAGTTAGAACTGAACGTAAATTTGCTTTTACAGGATTATCTCCTAATGGTTCATCAATATAAACTTCTGGTGGTGTAGTATAACCCTGTCCACCGTCTAATACTTCAATAGTTCCTGCAACACTAGTGCTACTAAGAGTAACAGTACCAAGTTTTGCACCACCAGGTTGTAAAAAAGAAACTCTGGGGATAAATGTATATCCACTTCCAGAATTTGTAATATCTACACTAGATACCTGTCCATTTGTAACAACTGCTTTTAATTCTGCCTGAACAGAACCAGAACTAGTTGGTGCTTGAATAACAACAGTTGGAGGATTGGTATCACTATAACCTTTACCACCATCCAATAAAATAGAGTCCTTAACACCGTTTACTAACGCAGAAGCAGATGCTCCATCTCCACTTGAACTAGAAATAGATACTTGAGGTGGATATTTGTATTCATATCCACTTCCTGTTTTATTAATTTCAATCGATGTTAATTTTCCATCATTACTAACACGTGCATAACCAATTGCTCCAGAACCAAAAGAAGGAATTGGTGCTTCAATAGAATAAAGAGATAATATTCTTCCGTTTAATGGTGCTTCATTAAAAATGAATATATCATGATCAATAAAGAAATCTTTTTTTGGTTCAAGTAATTTATTATCATAAACTGCTAAAATATACTCATCCGCAACAGGTTCGTACTTTTCTCCATTTCTACGAATAAGGAAGTTTGTTTTAGAATCTCCGAAATCTGGAGAAATATCATCAATAGCAATAATATTATTCTCAAGAAAACCGTTTAAAAATGTAATATATGTTAGACTAGTATCATCACCCAATTCTCTTACTCTTGGAGCAGTTGTAAAGACAATATTATCTTCATCAACAGTATAATCAACACCAGGAATTAAAACTTCGCCATATAGACTAACAATTAAATGTTGTGCTGTTGGTGGTGAAACTGGGGAAGATTGAGAAGTAAGAGGGAATCTAACTGTAGTTCCATCAAAAGAATTAATGATTTGAGCAAGACCAATCCACTTTAATTTTACCTGTTCATAAGAAACACCAGGACTTAAAGCTACGTTTGGTGATGATGTACTTGATTCATAATAAATTACCTCATCACCAATTAAAATAGAACCATTTTTATCTAAAAAAGTATCAACACTCTCAACAACGATTTCATCACTTTCTGCTGTAATTGCTTCTACTACCTTCGTAGTACCACCCAAAATATTAATATCCAGTTTGTCAATATCGAGATATTGCAAAAAGTTATTAATAATATTTTGACCCATTCCAGTTTTTTCTTGAGACCTATAATAGTACTCAATAAACTTATTAAACAGTGGGTAATCTGTCTTTAGAAACTCAGGAGACTGAGAAGCAATCGACTGGGAAACTTTATTAATATTCATCTAACTTTAGAAGCAACTAGAATCGTTGATTGAACCAGGGTTTGATATAGGAGGAATATCAAGAATAGCAGGAATTACATTGAAATCCGTTGGTGTCAAACTATTTAGTGGGACTGTAGGAGGTACAACTGTTCCTACAGGAGCAACTGTAACTGCTGGATTAACTATATTGATAATAGTTCCAGGAGTTGTTGCTGGAATTGTTGAATTATTAGCGGGAATAAATTGAACTGGAATTTGAAGATCTGTTGGTAACAGTGTACTATCAGCAACTTCACCAATTCCAGTTACATCATCAGTAATAGTTACTGCACCAGCAAGAAAAACTCCTCCTCCAGCATTGATAACATTAACTGGACCAAAACAAATTTCACCAGTTTCATAATTTACTGTTCCTGCAGTATCACTGGTATAAATTTTACGAATACCAGTATTGTAGAACGTTCTTAAGTTTCCATAACCATCATCCTCAAACTGTTGATCAACACCAGGTCTATCAGCAGTTCTAAATGTACCAGATAGTATTACAGGTTCTTTTTTACAACTTCCATCACCTTCATCTTGACTAGGAGCACTATCATATAAATTACCTCCTGTAGAGACGCAATATGTGTTTGTTTGGTTTGAATCTGGTTTTATATACTTCAAAATAGTTGTTTGAAGTGAAGTATCAGTAACACACTTATTAGAAAGTGTAATTGCCTTCTCAAGTTGTTGTGCTCTAAAAGTTGAATTAAAATTATTAATTTGTGTTTGTATTCCCCAATCAATAATTGCTTGACTAATATCGGTTTCAATTTCACTAGCATTTGATCCACAACCAGTATCATATAGTGCAAATACGTTTACATTGATATACACATCATCAGGATCAGTTACAATAGGATCGATAGATGCCATTGCATATGGTCTCAAATCAGCAGCAATTTGCTTCTTAGTTGCATCATTAAGATTTGATCCTGTTTTTGTTTTAATAACAACAAAAACTTTTCCATATACAGGAGGATTCAATGCATCTCCACCATAAGCAACTACAGCATCTGCATTATCATAAATGTTTTTAGTAATAATTGCATAATCCTGAGCAGTTACTGCTCTATATTGAGCAGAGTAATATCTTGGTGCATTATACTTAATAGATTCAACAGTCTCTGCCGTATCTCCCTGTTGAGATTTTTGCTTAGTAACTATGTTAACACTAGCAGTAGGATACACTTTACCAGTACTATCTACTATTTTTCCAATAAAACTAAAAGTACCAACTTGATTACCATCAGGTCCTGATGTAACCAAATACTCAAGATCGACAACCTCTCCGTCTTTTACTGCTCTACCAACACTATCATCACCAAATCTTATCTCATACCTCATATCCTCGGTCTCAGACAAGAAATATGAACGAGTTGTGGGTGTTACTGTAGCAACGGTTTCTGCACGGTTGTAGAGGTCAAACTGGGTGGATGATTCATTTGGTCTTACTTTTACAACTAATGTTGAAATATCAGCATCCTCTGAAGGAATTTTATATGTTTGCTTTGCAAATGTATTAACAATATATGAGAAAGTAACCAAAGACCCTTCATAGACGGTAACTTTATCAAGTATAGCCTCACCTGTAGTTTGATTTACACTAACTGTAATATCATTTAAAGTATTCCAAAGATATGCACCACCTGATGCTACAGCACCCTTTTTCAGAGTAACTGACGTTGGATATGACCCATTTGTTTGTTCCGTTGTTAAATTCAGTTTTAAACAAGATTTAGATGCACTAATAGATCTAGGCACATAATTCAATAACTTAGCAATATTAACAACATTATCCCGTACTGTAGCAGAAGGCAAAAATGCCTCATTCATTGCCATATTTGCATTAAAAGCAGTATAATACGTGTTATATGCTAATAGATCAATTAAATACGACAATGATGATCCATCAAAATCATAATCAGTAAACTCATTACGAGTTCTTAAATATGATTTTATTGAAGATTTTACATCTTCGAAATCTAATGCTGTTAGGTTATTTGGTTGCATTACTCTGGTCTCTGTAAAACAAATTCTATTGTTTCAACAATGGGTAAACCAACTATTTTATATTCAAGTGATACATTTAATTTATTTCCCTCATTGATTGGAGTAACGTTTACATTAGTAAGTTTTACTCTTGGTTCATATTGATTGATTGTCGTCCTTATTTCTTCCGCAATAGTATCTGCAGTAAATGCATCTAGCGGTTCAAATAAAAGTCTGTTTACGGACGAACCGACTAACGGTTGAAACGGTTTTTCTCCAGGAGAGGTCAAAATTATGTTTTTAACCGCTTGTTTAATGGAGTTATCATTATTTACGACAGAAAGATCGTCAGTAAAAGGATTCTTAGCAAAATTGACCGAGAAGTCTTTAAAACTTCTCGACTTTTTTAAGTCAGAACCCCCTATTTTTTTAAAAGCCATCTCCCTATCAGGACTTTATACAATTATATTTATCGCCCTTGTCCACGATAACGCTTTTTTGCTCCATTTCTGCTTGTAGCAGAGTATTTTGAGTGCTTTCCTCTTCCTTGTCTAGTCTTTTTTGGAATTGCCTCCACATAAGAGCCACCTAAAAGACTTTGCTTCATTTTTGCCATAATTAACCTCTAGTACAACCTAAAAAAACGTTTTTGCTGCATCCAGTTACTACTGAATTGCATGGATATGCCACAGTATTAGTACCAAATGGATCTCCAAATACACCTGCTCTTCTTCCGTTAATAAAAACGGTCTTAATAGTAGCTTGATGTTGACGAGCATGTCCTACAGCAGCCTCACGACCACCTCTAATACCAACTGTACACCAATAAGCAGGATTGGGAGTACAACCTGGCGGACATTTTTTTGGAATTCCAGTATAACATGCTTTATGCACAGTTGGTGTTGGATGTGTAGTTAATTCATCTTGATCGATAATAGGAATAATTCTATTAATTAAAACATTTCTTGTTATCGCAGATAAAGGAGTCTGTGCAAGAGGTGGCCACATGGTCGTGGCATCCATCAGTTTTACAGACTTCTGCTTAATTTTTGGATCCTTTGGTGGTTTTATACAACCAGGAAGAGTACCTCCTCCTAGTCCTGGATGGTGCGTTGATCCAGAACCTGTTCCATGTCCACTGCAACTTCCCATGAAAAGTGCAGCGGCACCCATACTTATTGGTCTTGCTGCTAAGGGCATTCTATTATCCTCCTGTTTTATTCATCATATGGATTACCATATGACTGTGCTGCTCGTGTCACTGTCCTAGCATCTCTAGTAAGATCATGCCAAATAGACATTTCCCCAGTTGCCGTCCAAGGTTGGCAACCTGGTCCTCTTACAAGATTTCCAAAAGAGAATATATGTACTTCTTGAGTAGTTGTACCATCTCCATTATTAATTACACCAGTATCTGTGTTTGGTGTTGCTGTTGGTTGATTGCATACAAAATGCGATTTACCAATATTAACAGGTGTACAACCTAAAGTAACTGTCAACTTTTGAAGTTTTTGAGGATCGGGGCGGTACTGCCGCATAAGGTATTTAGTATAAGTTGACGCATGTGGTAATTCTGTAAAACTACCCGCATTAGTTTGTACCTTAGATTCGCTAAAAGTAGCATACTCAGGATATACTTGTTGAGTAATATCATCAATATCTCGTGAAACCGTTTCTTGTTCCTTTTTCTTATTGTCTATAATAACTTGTTTATAATCTTCATCGATTGGAGTATCTTTTAAAAAATCTGTATCATATTCTGGTTTAAGAAGATCTTTTAATGGATCTGTTTGGAATGTTTGTAGTTTACGTTGACTGCGTTGATGTATACGATCTCTCTCAGGATCCTGTTTAATTTCCATAGGAGGATTTTTATACCTATTCTCTCTTGTAGCAGGAACTTCAGCATAAGAGTCTGTAAATGCCTGTAAATCATCAGAAGATGCCTTTATATCCCCCTCTGGGAGGGTTTTTAGGATATTATGGAACTCAGGTATCAAATCATCTCTTTTTGCAGCATTATCAACAACCTCTACTTCCTCTTGGTACATGTTAGAAATGAGTAATTGTGGTCTAGTTCTTGCAGAATATCCCTTTCCTGGTCTAAGAATTTCTACAGAAGTTAGTTTTCCACCACTAAAAGTACCTTTTATTTCTGCTGATTGAGTATTTCCACCAGTATCTGAAATAACTTCAATATCAGCACCTCCATCCTTTGTAACAACCTCAAATTTAAGTTCACTTGGACTAGTTGTAAGAACAAATTCTGGGTTTCCGTCATCTGTAGACTTATTTGGTATAAAATTACCGTCATCATCGGGACTAGTAATCTCTAATATAGGATTTCCTTCCAATTTATCTAAATTTGCTCCTCCATTAGTGATTCTTGAGATTTGAACTACTGCAGCACCGCCAGAAATAGTGACTTTATCACCTTCAGTATACCCAGTACCAGGATTATTCACTCTTACACTAGAAATGCGGTCAACTAAAAGGTTACTTTCATCATCAAGCATACTACCAACCTCAATATCGACTGTTAATCCGCTTCCAGTACCTCCAGTAGTCGCAATATTTTCATCAGTAGCGTATCCAGTTAACTGAGCAACGGGATTTAAGTCGTCAAAATTTCCAGTATTGAATTCATACACGCCTCCAGAGATGTTTATATCAGAAACTCCGCCATTTTCGTTAAGAGAAATCCATGCAACTGGTTGATCAACGGTATTAAAGATGTCTGGAGCCTTCTGATTAACGTCTCCCGTAACATATTGCAGTGATTTATCCAAAAATTCGTATAAACCTATCATAATTGCACGATCAGGAATACCAAAACCCGCTTTTACGGTGATAACATGGTTCCTATCAGAGGTATATTGCGTATCTTTAGTAAAATTACTACCAGATCCGTCAAGATACACAATATGATACGGAAATAATCCCACTTCAGTATGAAAAGTGCGGGTAATTGTGTGACCATTGATCTTATCACCCAATCTCATAATATCAGTAACGTCACCACCAGAAAGAGTAGAAGTAGCACCAACAGCAGTAATCTTCAAATTAATCGTCATAGTTGCCGTTCCACCGCTTTGAAGTGCAACTGTGGTAGATAATGGGAATACTTGACCTACAGTAAACCCTGTTCCATTGTTTAATATCTCAGTACATGTCCATTTAGTACCAAGCATGACTGTATTTGATTCAGGTGGTGCAGCAGAATCATCAAATAAAGACTCAATTCTAAACTTTACTCTAAAATTTGATGCATTTACTCCATCATCAATATCAAAAATTTCAAAATCAGAATTTCCAGCATCTAGATATGTCCATGGATTCTGAGATGAAGTATAATCAATACCTTCTAACGTATTTGCATTCCATCCATCAGCATAGGTTACACCATCAAAACTAAGTTCGAAATCTAAAACACCATTAGGTACTGTAGTTGCAAACTGATCATAACTAAATGCAATCTTCAATGAGTCACTATCAATAGCAAATAGTGTAGGATGTGGGCAATCTGGGTCGCCAGTTAAATCTTCACATCCCTCGTACTTTAATGTGGTTTTGGCGGGGGTACACGTGAAGTTAGTACAAGGAATACATGCAGTAGTACCAGAATAGGTATTAGTTTCACTACCTGGATCATAACCAGGAGTACCTGGCGTACCAGTAGGAAGTACTATAGTTGTAACAGTACCTTCGTCATCCTCTAACCAATATGCTGCTGTGCCAATATGTCCTGCTTCATCAGACGTATCGTAGATATAAGAAAACCAAGTATCAGAATATTGGAAGTCGAATGACAACATACTCGGAGTAAAATCTAAGTTAATTATAGTCTCATCAAATTCTTCTCTACCAAAATTATGACTTCCACTACAAGGGTCGGTCTTCGTTGCCATTCCACATGTTGCCGATGGTATATGTGGTGACCTATACTCAGTTAGGTAAAATGGATGCATAATAGCATCGTTATCTCTATCAGGTATGTTATAATTGTGGATCGCCCCTGGATCACGTATAAAAGAATGTGGATACTCGGTATATTCAATCGTCACGCCCACGGATGATCCTACCGTAGGAGGATTCGGCGGTGTGTAATTATAACAATGTACTCTTCCACAGATATCTGTAAATTGATTAGTCTTACATCCCATTTTGTATCTTGTCTAACCTCCTATAAATTTCGGTAAAATTCTCTGCTAGGTTCATATAGTCCTCATACCCCTTTGGTTTGTAATAAGTCTTAGCAGGGGTAGGTATCTCGGAAATATATGTTTCCACCTCTTTGAGACGATTTCCGAGGAGTCTGAGGCATTCATTAATATTAGTTAACGTCTCTCCGATTTTTTGAGCAGAAATTTCAACAGTTTCTTCTGCTGGTTCAGTTATGTTTGGGGTTTCGTCAATCATTCGTTTTCTTCAGTGTGAATGCAGTACCGTCATCTGTAATATCGTAATCTAACTCTTGGTTGAGATCCCATCCCAGTTCTTCACAAATCTCATAAGGTATCGTGACAATTAAATCACCGAAATCATCTTCTTCGAGTTTGGTTGTGAATCTATGGGACATATCTCTATAGGCGGTTAATTACTTGGGGATTGTCTGTGGGATTATTTGCTTTCCACTCTATCCATAGTGTATATAGATCATCTACTACTTGAGAGACGAATGTAGATGTATACAGATCAGCACAGGCATACATCCGAGGGTCTAAGAAGTTCTCTTTTCTTATCAATTGCTCTATTGCCCATGTACGTGTATCTTGCATATCTATTTCCACCTTGGACCAACAACCCATCCAACTAAACTTTTCCGAACACCAGATTTAACTTCACGTACCCTATGTAAAGTTCTCGAATCAAATATAATTACAGTACCTTTTTTATTTGGGGCAAAAAAAGATTCCTCCTTACCTACTTTAAATTCCAATTCCCCACCTTCATAATCTTCTGGATCTGAAAGTTGAATTGAAAATGATAACTTTCTTATATATTCACCGTTAAGTATTGCTATACTTTCTCCATGATTATCGGCACTAGTTAATACCCTATCATTTATCATACATCTGCCTATATTATCATCAATATGCCAATCATAATACTCGCCCTTTTGATATTCTGTATATTGTATTTCATTAGTATCAATACCTTCTATGTCATACATGAAATTCTCACGATTTGCTCTCATAATATAATGCCATACGAATCCACCTATCCAATTACTGCCATCAATCCACGCATTACTACTTTTGCGAACACCCTCAGCATTTTCTGGTTCATTTACTCGTGATTCTTTTATCGACTCATCATATTTCTTTAAATCCTTAACCAAAATCTCAACCATCTCTGAAGGTATCTCAGAAAATGTCCAATAAACTAAATGTGCCATTTTTTAATTTTTAAAAATTTTTTAATACCTGTGGAAAACTTTATTGGAATAATATAGCAATCGCTCTGGGGAACCTTTGTAGGTTAGGGTAGTGGCCGTTTTTAATATTTAACGGGGGCAATTTAACTGTCCTCGTTAACACTTAGCACTGTCACAGTTGTTATAACTTAGTGCATGTAATCTGTAGGCAATTGTTGTTACATAGTGCTGACCTCGTTCATGTCTCTATTATACCTCGGATGCCGTGAGGTTGTCAACCCCATGATTGTCGGCAATTTCCCAGTACCATCCGATGCTCTTCACATAGTCAAACGGTGAACTCCTCGGAGTGTTGGGAAACTGTTCTCCACGTTCAATGCGGATGCCGTCAATGTACCTCTCCAAATCGTAGATAGATTCGAATGTACCCCTCAGAATTTCCTTGTCATCATAGATTGTATAAAGCATTGGCAACTGTTGGTAGATAGGATTTTTCTGAACCCCTCTCATGGTTCATTATACCACGACCTCGGAGTTATTGTCAAGGGTCTCGGAGATTGTTCGGAGTGACTTGACTTTTCTTAGTAGACGTGCTAAGGGTGCATCACCTGAACACATTTACAGAGGCATAAAACACACACCTAGATTTATTTAATGTTTTCCACAATTTCCGTGTACTCTGTGGAAAACCTATTGTATGGTCTCTCAGGGTCTGGGAAAATCTGATCCCAGTATATAGAGTTCACACATACGTTAACCTGACGAATTGGATTAATAGAGTGTTCCGCCTCTTCAGGTGGTTTCATAGTTTCATGGGTGCAGACCGTTATGTATTGGTCTGAAATGAAATTGACATAAGCAGAGCGTCCTTCATAGATGATGAACTGACCTCGCTTAAACTTTTGCATTGTGGAAAAGTCGTTAGTGTTTTTATTTAGTTTAGGCGATCTCAACCCACTTAAGCGGTTTACCTTTAGTTAGTTTCCAAATGTAAATCGAATTGTGATTAGGGAGATTTTCGTTAGCATAGTCCAATGCTTCCTGATACTCCTCAAATTTGTTTGCTTTGGAATCGTCAAAGTTAAAGGTGTGGGTTGCTGCCCATTTGAAATTGTTACTCATGCCCTTATGCCCAGTCTAAGATTTGACCGTTAAAAAACTGCTCAGTCCTTCCTGAGAATTGTGACACATACCATGTCCAGTTTTTTTGAAACAGTCTTACACCAGTGGCGAATTCATAGCAAAGAGCGTTCAGTCTGCTCTTAGTTGTATTAGACTGCCAACCGCCGTCAAAAATCTGTAACTGTCTCTCAACATGGAAGTATGTAGCAATATGATTTCCATGTAGAAAAACTTTAGAGTGTAGACCGTTATCAGCAGTGAATACAGTTGTATTAGAACCCGCCCAGTTAGATTGAGTTCTGATAGCACGATTCATTTGAGATTCAATTTTACGCATAGTGAGAAGAGTAAATGATTTGGGTTAAGGGATCAGGTGACGTGAGAGGCATAACCCATGACTCCGTTTGATCCCTTATATACTTATTATAGTGCATACGAGGCACTTGTATATGCTTAGTGTGCCACTTAATCGAGTGTCACAGCATTTTGATAAGCAAGATAGAACTGATCGTATAATGCGTCATTAGATGCGAACCTAGGATCTCCGATCTGATCGGCAACCCAGTCGTATGCAAAATCAAGATCTGCACCAGTATCCTCTATAAAGGAAGGTAACTGGTTTAGAACTGATTGAAAATCGGTGTAAGTTAAAGATGACATAATTAAAAAAATGAATGAATGGTTTACTGGTGGGGATCTCTACTGGCAGAGATCTTGGAACTTTTTATATGCTAGATTATCAATCCAGTCTAGCACGAATGGGTTAACCTTAATGTAAGAATCTAAATTCTCACTTGATAAACCGCTAATACGCATATACTCCTCAAATGCCTCATCATGGCATGTTTCGTAAAGTGCTTCGTGATGTAGAACTGACATAATTTCCTTTCGTGTATGTACTTATTATAATGGGTGATGGGGCAGTTTGGGGATTCGATGTGACACTTAATAAGGTGTCCCATTTCCATGTATTCTCCAGAGATTTTTGCTTATCATCTTTTTACAGGACTGGCAACCGAGAGCAGACCACGCAAAATGATGTACACGTTGAACAGAGTAACAAGATGGGCAAGTGATAAATTTCCCATAGTGTCCAGATCTTGTATATCTGTCAACTGGTTTCAAATCTGCGAATCTCACACCCTTGCCTCATAATAGTTGACCGCATCACTCACAATAAGATCTCTGTGAATGTAGAGCAGTTTGTCAAGGTTTAATCCCTCAAGGTCAGTCCACTCTGAAACGTAATCCCACTGATCTAAATCAGGTGTACCATCTTTGAATGTTGGGCAAGAGCAGAATTCTTGATCCTCATCTAACCAGAAGTGTCTTCCAAAATGTAATGAAGCGAGCATGGGAAACCTCTTTGTGTATGTACTTATTATAGAGTGAAAATGGTCACTCTAGGGAATTCGAGTGACAGTTTGCTTACTGTCCATTAGTGTAAGAACCCATGAAGCAAGCACCGTAGCGAACCTCAGCATATCCGTACTCTTCGGATAGGTCTAGGCATAAACCCCAACAATCGTCAAGGTTAACAAATGAGGAATTCTCATAAGGGGCAGAAGGGCAGTGAACTGAATAACGCATAATATAAAAATTGAATAATGTTTGATTATGTACCTAGTATCGCATAAAATGGGGCAAAAATCAAGCGACCTTATACCACTTCTCACACTGGCACAAGATCGCTTGACTGCTGTTCTAATTCAACTTATAAATCAGTTCCTCCTGTTTCTACTACTTCAACAATGTCATCAAGCACCGCTAGGATCTCGTTTCCATTGTCAGCACTGTCCAAAAGGAACTCGGCAAAATTAGGTGACATAATAATAAGAATGAATGGAACAAACTGGACTTACATGACTGCTCTTAGTAGGATAACCCCACAATGGTCAATGCCAGAAATTAAAGTGCGGAGTTATTCCGCATAGTCTGTGAGGTCTTCTAAAAATTGAAATTCGTGACCGTCTTCTGGTTCTATACCATCAACTATCCACTCATCATAAATGCTCACAGCATCATCAGGTCTTCCATCATTAGCACATTTTTCCATAGCATGATAAAGAGTCTCTTGCATGGTCTCAATCATATGCTGACTATCGTCAAGCACATCACTAAAAGTGTCAACAACGATTTCAGAATCGTGATTACAGAAAAGATCTAGGGTTGAATCGTGCATAATAAAATCGAATTTAAAGGTTTGCAATGGTATCCCAGATTGAGATATAATTTCTCAACCAATCTTTCTGATAATCGGTTAACTCATTATCATAAGCACCGTAGAGAATATCGTCAGCACTATGCAACTCTAGGTTATGCTTAGTGCAGAAGTCTTCCAATACTTCTGATAGTTGGTCAAGTTGTGAAGTGATAACTGACATCAGAATTTGCCTCCAGTGTTGTTAGTGTCAAGGACAGTCGGGTTAGTGACATTATCAAGCAAGTCATTTAATGTTTCATCATCAAATGAAAGTCTGATCTCTTCACATAACTCATGCCTAGATTGAATTTCCTCAAAATCTTGTGTTAGAGTCTGACGTACAAACTCTTCCATAGATCTGAAATCCATGCTATCAACACATAGATCAACATACTGCTCAATGAGTTCATCCCATTGTAGTGAAGTTAAATTTGGAAGTGTCATGGTGAGAAGAATTGAAGTGAATAGGGTGGGTCTTACAGGACGTAATTTCTCTGCTGAACAGAGACAACCATAGATCCTTGCCCTGTATGTACTTATTATAAGAGGTCAGAGATACATTTGGGGAATCTATGTGACAGTTTAAAAACTGTCCTCTAATAGATCGTCCTCCCATGGTGTCTCTAGTAAGATGTCTCTGACTCGCTCTCTATCTAAACTGTCACCATAACCCCATGTAAAATTGTTATCAGGATTATTTGCCGCTTTCAACAGTCTATGCTTATAAACGTAGAAAGCATCATAAATTCTCCTTTCTGTTAATCCCTGTATAGGGTATAACACTTCAGGGTGACTAGGTAGGTAGAATGAAGCAACATAGTCAACAAACTCTTTAAGACTGTTCATTATACTGCACCCCCATAAATGAGGTTCCAGTCGTCACCAGTTCTTTCGTATCCATTTTCAGATACCATAAACTTATCAAGTGTTGGGATGTCTAATTCAGGATCATCAAAATCGATTTTAGCACATCCGTCAACACCCCACTCTGCTAACTCCTGAACGAATTCTGCCCAGTTAGCACATACACAGGCAACATTCTGAAAGTTTTCAACCTGTAGTATTCTTTGCATTATCTTTGAAGTTTTGTCCATAGTGAGAAGGATTTGTTTGGTATGTACCTATTATAACCACTCAAATACCCCAAATGGGGAATGAGTGGACACTTTGTTGAACTGTCACATCAATGGGTCATCAAATTCATTATATGGTATATCCTTTATATCCTTACATAAATCCTCTAACCTATCATGGTGATTGTCCACAACTGTTTCTAATTTCTCAAAGATCTCATCCATTTCTTGAACAAGTTCATCATCATCATTACCTTGCATATATCCTTCAAGGACATAAAGAATGGTACTGATTTGATCCTCAGTTAATGATACTGCAAGATCACAATCGGGTATCCCTCTATAATCAGGATATACTATCCTTTTAGCATCCAACTCAGAGTCAGTTGCATTTGGGTTTGCTTTTTGTGAATAGATCATTTCAAAAAGTAATAACGAGGTGATCTGGGTCAAGGTGTTCAAGAGTGGTTTCATCCGTATAGTCTGTCATAATGGCAGGAACGAATTCATCATCCTGAAGTGAGTAGAGTGTGACTGTCTGATTTAAGTGTTCATCATCCAGTCTGTTTAAAGCATCACGCAACTCACGATAACTCATTGTCAGGTCTTTAAGAATTGACCATGGAATTACTGTCCAAGTTGCACTCATAATACTCTTTTAGGGTGAGAGAACAAAAACGAGGTCTTACATCCAAATCTCAGATGTCTGAACTGGTCAAGAGGTGCTTCACCTGACTGCAAGGTCAGGTACTAACTCAGTTCTCAGGGATGAGCATTTAAAAATGCCTCGTTTTCGTTCCCATGTACCTAATATAACCGATTTTGGGGATAATGGGGCAATGAGTGGACACTTTGTAATACTGTCACACTAGCAGTATGCTCTCGGTGGTATTCCCTCTATAAAGATATATGAGACTACAGACTGAAGTCTCTTTGCTATTCTCTGACCATACTTACCAGTCATAGGAACCACAATTTGACCAAATTTCTTATGATATAAGTTATACTGACCAGCAGGAATTGTTCCCTCTTTCATTGACACTTTATCCTTCTCATGTATTCTGATAACTCTACCTATGGTTTGTGCCATTTCAATAGTAGGAAGGTTTCTAAGCATAACTGAATGAGTTAAACCTGGAACATTTATCCCTTCTGATAATATCGAATAGTGGAAGATTACAACCTTCTTAGTATCATCTTTACCCCACAATGTTAGTGTCTTGAAGAACTCTTCTCTACCAACTTTCTTACCATTGATAACAGCACCATGCTTAGATGTTATGTGCATAATGTTATATTGCTCTGAATATAACCATGACCTAATATCAGTATGTGTGAGCATATTCCATAGTATTCTT